ATGGATAAAGCCAAGCAGCAAGCCTGGGATGATGCGATTAGCTTATGGCTTAATTCGCAAGCCAGTAAACATACGGCTGCGAGTTACCGGTCAAGTTTGCATGGCTTACTAACCCACTGCGATAAGCCGGCATGGGAAGTTGGCAGAAAAGATATCGCTGCCTGGTTGGCAGACTTGAAAAGCAAGAAGCGCAGTTTGGCAACGATCGCCAGCAGGATTGCCGGCGTGAAGAGTTTTTATAACTTTATTATTCAGGATTATGTCAGTTTAGATATGGCCGGCGAAGAGTACCGATTGAGGGAAGATAACCCGGCGATCAGTTTTAAGTCGCCAAAGGTGGAAAGATATGGCAAGGCGGTCTGTTGGGATGAAGAGCAGGCCGGCGCGTTTTTAAGGGCGATTGATACCAGTAATGGTCCTGGGAAGCGCAACCTGGCTTTGTTTGTGGGTTATTTGTTGACGGGCTTGCGAAATTCGGAGCTGAGGCAGTTGCGGTACGAGGATATGGACATTTTGCCCGGTGGCGTGATTGTTATGCGCTATGAAGGTAAGGGGAAGCCTAACCAGACGAAAGAATTACCGCCGCCCGTTTATGAAGCGATTATGGCCTACGCTGAATATGAAAACCGTTACAGCGGTTATGTTTTTCATCGTTACAGCAACCAGGGCGAAATTGTCGATTTACCAATATCTGATCAGACGGTCAGACAATCGTTGAAATATTACGCCAGAAATGCCGGTCTAAGAACTACCGGCTTGAAGGTACATTCGCTAAGGCACACGGCTGCTTATTTGCGCGCACAGGCTGGCGATGATGAAGATAGTATAAGGAGGTTTCTAAAGCAAAACAATGTAGAAACAACGCGGATTTATTTACAGGCAATCAGACCAAAACCAGATGAAACATGGATGGCGGTTAGTGAAATGTTGGATTTGGCAAGCATCAAAAACCGTGGTTTGGATAATGAGCATTATCCAAAGTACAGAGGGAATTATTATGCAAAATAATCAAGTCCCTTACCTTTTGAAACGATCCCAATACAAGCTGCTGGATGCGATCAGACGATACTGGCATGTGCGTGGTTACGCACCGACTTACCGCGAGTTATCCGGCATGACCAAAATTAGAAGCACGTCACATATCAAGCTTTTGTTAGATGACTTGGAAGATAAAGGGATCATCCATCGCTTGCAAGGTGCTGCTAGAACGATCACCTTGGTGGACGGTGCGCATAAAAAATTACCTGATCAAATGTTAGGAGCAAATGATCAGGCATTATTTGGTGTTCCTTGGGGAACGCCTTAATTATAAGGTGAAATCATGAAATTGTCAGATATCGAGCAAGCCATAATTGATCAGTTGAAACCGAGAGCTTATGAATACCCTATCACCAGGAAGCACCTTGCGGAATATTTAAAAAGCCAAAGATTGATGATAAGCAAAGATGACCGACCCATGCGGTTGGCAATAGAAGAGCTTAGAAAAAAAGGTTATCTGGTGTGCCACAGAAAAGGTAAAGACGGTGGTTACTTTTTAGCCCAAACACTGAGACATTATGAAGATTTTAGAAATCGTGAATATAAGTCTCGTATTATTTCAATTTCAAAAACTATGAAAATGATGGATAAAGCGGCTGAACTGATGTTTGATGATGAAATTCAGCTTGAGCTGTTTTATTTGTAGGAGAACATCATGGCTAAGCCTATTTTACCCCCAAGATATGTTAACGTCCCTGCTGGACCTGCTTATGATCCTGAACTGCCAGATGGCGTGTTTAGGACCTATGTTCAGTTGCGTGGTTTAGCTTGGGGTAAGGATCGCCTGGATGAAGTGACTGTAAAAAAGATTATGGAGGTGACAGGAAAGAGTCGTTCGACCATTTATGGGCACCTGGGAATACTGAGAGATCGGGGTTGGCTGCTGTTCAACTCTGCTCATTATTCCTGGTTAACCGTGGAGTTTTGCGGAGGTGACCAAGATGGCGATAAAGGATCCTTTGAAAGAGTGGATAAAACTGTGGATAACCAGTCCAGATTTCTGGACTGCCTTAATGAGGAGGTTAAAGAGTTAAAAGAGAATGATTTAAAGACTGTTAATACCCTACCTCCTAATAATCTTAATCCTTTAAGTGCTGGAATAGTCCAGAAATCTGGACAGGTGTCCGAAAATCTGGACAACTTGAACGGTTGGCATGACGTGATAAAGCCAGATTTGGAACGCAAGCTTGACACGATCGGCGTCTACCGGTCTGTGTTTGGACGCGTTGCTGAGGCGGTTCGGTCTGGCGAATGGACGCTGGGACAGGTGCACGCGCTGGCAGATGAACTAACCAGGCAAGGCGGTGCCGCGGGTCCTGGCGTGTTTGTTTATCGGCTCAGGCATGGGATTAAGCCAGAAAGTGAGACCGATAAGGCTGGTAAGGCGTTGGATGACTTTCGATTTTTGGCCCGGATGCAGCAGGAGGCGATGAGTGGCTAACTTAGCGAATGAAATTGTTTGCGGATTGTTGACCGGTGTCGTGATTTGGCTGGCTGTCTTGTTTGTGGTGTTGATTGTGGAGGCATTGCGCAAGGCCGGGAAAGATGAGGATGAGAATGATTGAGTTAGGACAAATAATTCGATGTACAAAATGTGGGGTTAGCGGACTTGATATTCTCTGGGACACTCGCCACATAGAAGACAAATTGAACAACACAATTGATGTTCTTACGAAAAAATATGCTAATGTCCAATTTGTCAACAAAAAACTTCAAGAAAAAATAAAACGACAATCAGAACGGATCACGCAACTTGAAGCTCTTTATCGTGAAGAAGTCAAAACTAAAAAGCAAAACGCCCTCCGCGAACGCGCCGAGAAAGCCGAGGCGATGGTGGAGCGGATGATTGAGGTTGGATATGGGTTGATCATAGCCCCCGAAGGAAAGCCTCGTAATATTGCAATCGATCGATACGACACAGCTGTTGCCGAGTGGAAGGAGAGGTGATGAATCCTAACAAAAGAATACTAGAAACTATAAAAAGATTCGAGAAAGAAAAGCAGGATGAGCAAGCTTGAGCAAAAGCTATTGTTCCAGATCCGCGCGATGGGACTACCGGAACCTGATCGGGAGTTTCGCGCGATTGAAGGACGCAAGTTTCGCTTTGATTTTGCCTGGCTTGAGCAAAAACTTTTGGTTGAGTGCCAGGGTGGGATTTGGACCAGAGGCGCGCATGGTAGACCTGTTGGGATCAAACGTGATATGGAAAAGCTGAATTTGGCACAGTTGCAAGGTTGGCGTGTTATGCAATTTGGGGTTGATGAAATTGACAACGGCGAAGCGGTCGGGATGATCACAAAAGCCTTAGGAGTTGAAAATGACTGAAATACAAGAATTGGATTTTGTTGGGTATGGACCAAGCGGTGACATATATTTTACTATTACCAAAATCAACAAAACAGTAGGCTGGCTTGAGTTAGACAAAGAAACACGGAAATATTATTTCGAAGGGGCAAGAAGCAATGTAAAGCTTTTATCGAGCAATGACTATCGGGTAATTGCCGCAAGGTTGGATGACTTGAATGGGAAAGGCGCTGCATGAAAGGAATTGAGTGCATAGATTGCCGGCATTCAGTCTTTGTTTCCAGCGATCCTTTGGACCCTAAGTCATTTGCCAGGCATATTTGTTCGCGTTATGGCGTGGACCGGGTTAGGGATAGCTTTCGTCCAACCAGGTTGCCAGAATGTGAAAATGGCGAAGCAAAAGTAAGTAATTATGAAAAATAGCATGTGTTTTGTCTCCTCCCCATGTTGTTCGCGGGCGTGGTTAACCCGCTTCTCAGTCACATTGCCTGCCGGCCGGCATCCAGAAATGGGCACGAAAACGGGACGTGCGTAGACCGGCAATAATTTGAGGTAAGAAATGAGGAAAGAAGATGTTATTATCCGGGTGTTACTTGAAACATGTGATGAAGTGGGATTGGTAAATGGACGGCAAGCGTTTGCGGCTTCGATGTGCCAATCGATCATGCAGCTGATCAAAGAGAAAAAACTTAACTATTATCAAGTTATGTTGATAATTGGATGGGATGGCCGTTTCGTGTTTGGGAATAAGTTGAGCCGGCGCAGGATCGCCAGTGTGTTGATGCCAAAGTTACGCGCCGCGCTGGAGCTTTATGAGCGGCCAGCAAGTATAAAAGCACAAAGGATAAGAGCTGCGCAATGGGCAAGGGAATAATAGATGGAAGAACAGCTGCACCGCTTGGGTGAACTATTGGAAGTTGAAGAACTGGACACGCTTATTTGTGCGATCGAAACGGTCAAGAATTCAAGTGATGGGTACGGGACAATCGCAATTGAAATCGTCAATCGTTGGTTGATTAGGGCGATGCCTACCCCATCCATCAAAACAAAAGCAAAGGCGAAAAGCTTGAATAGTTAGAATAAATAAGCTATAATATGGGTAGTTGAATAACCCGATGCGGTGGCATCGACAACCTGACAGCGAGCATTGATCCCGGGGTTGCAAATGAGTTTCATTTTGCACCCCGGGTTTTCGTTTAAGGATAGTTGCTGGAGGTTGTTATGGAGTGGATGCCAATTTTGAGTAAGGTTATTGAGGCTGTACTGGTAGTGCTGTTGCCCCCTTTGATTGTGGCTGCTGTTGGATTCCTTTGGGCTAAGGCTAAAGAGCTGTGGGCTAAGGCTAAGGCATGGAACCCAACTATTACAGAATATCTGGAGCAGGCAGCCGAGTTTGCAGTGATCGCCGCGGAACAGGCTGGCGCAGCTGATCTCATCAAAAATAAAAAAGAATACGCAATCGAAGTAGCTGAAGAGTGGCTAAGAGCCAGGAACTTAACAATCGATATCAAGCTGATTGATGCAGCGATTGAAAAGGCGGTGTTGGAATTGTTCCATCCTGATATCTTGGATCCTGTGCCGGATGAAGGATAGCGATGACTGAGTCAATCTGGCTGGCAATTATCGCTGCCCTCCTGGGCGGTGGCGGTCTTGGAGCGGTCATCGTGAATGCGATCGCGAACCGCAAAAAGGTTGCTGCGGATTGCGTTGCGATCGTAACAAAAAACTATGTTCACATCATTGAAGAGCTAAAGGAAAGCTCCGCGAAACTAGAAATTAAGGTAAGCGCTCTAGAAGAACAACTTGAAGTTATGCGTGATGGTCTCGAGGAAAGAGAGACAACCATACGAGCGCTTAAGGAAAAAAACACCGAGCTTATGAGTGACATTGAGAAAATGCAATCGGCAATCAAGAAACGTGATGATCGAATCAGAACGCTGGAAAGAAATGTTTCAGATAGGGATGAGCGGATCAAATCTCTGGAAGATCAAGTGAAGGATCTTAGCAAGCGACTAGACCAAATCAATACTGGTGGATGCTAATGGCTAGAAGTCCGTTGCGTCCTTGTGCTTACCCCGGCTGCCCCACTCTTGTAGAGTCGGGGCGTTGTGCTGCGCATAAACCAGTAACGACTTGGGTCAGAGACATGGACAGGCAACGCCTTTATAACAGCACACGCTGGCGGAAGTTTAGGATCACCTACTTGGCCAGCCATCCTTTTTGTATTGAGTGCTTGCGTGTAGGCAAATACACCCCCGCAGAACATGTGGACCATATCACCCCCCACCGCGGCGATCCAGTTAAGTTCTGGCAAGGACCATTCCAACCGATGTGTGCAAGCTGCCACTCCAGGAAAACGCTGGAAGAGATGAGGGAGGGGGCATGAGAAAGTTTAAGGCTGGGGGGGATGAAGCGCAGGGGGTCAGAAACGCGAAAAAAAATCCCAATGTGGGAAATTCGGGCTAGAGGTGTAATTTTATGACCATGCTTTTTGGCTTTATGACCTGTTTTTTAGCTTATGCGCCCTGCCCTATTGGGTTTTGGATTGATGAAAAACAAAAAGATGAGGTTGGTTTTGGAGGAATTTGGTAATGGCGGCGAAGAAACCGTCTGATTTGATCGTTCGGAACGAGACACTGGACGAAAAAAATCAGAGAATTTCGAGAGAAAACGCAAATAAAACAGGGCGGAAATTGCCGGCGAGCGCGCCAAAAGAGTTGAAGGGTCATTCTTTCGCTCAGGCGGCGTGGCGGCGGTTGATGCGTGATTTTGGCGAGCTGAAAGCGGAGCGCGTGGACTCTCAGGATTTTGACATGATGGTTTCTTATTGCCTGGCATTGGAAGAGGAAGATGACCTGATTAAGATGCGGGCGGATTTGCGAAAGAAATTGAAAGAAGGGGATGAGGATGTGACCGTGAAGTCGGTTTTGGATGTGGATGCGCGTCTGGATCGAAAGCGGACTTTGCTGTCAAATTATCAACAGCAGATGTATATGACCCCGCGGGCGCGGGCGGGCGTGGTGCCTGAGCGTAGTGACGATGAGGATGATGAGCTGGATCCAATGGAAGAGCTTTTGAATACGCCAGTTGGCCAACTTCAAACAATGGTCAATGAGAAGGTGCAAAAGAAATGACACTAGCACCTGGTTCTTATTTTGATGAAGCTGTTGCCGAACGTGCGGTGCAGTTCTTTTCAATGCTAAAGCATACCGATGGGAAGTTTTATGGCCAGCCGTTTAGGCTGCTACCCTGGCAAGAGCAGATTATCCGTGATGTTTATGGAACGCTTAAGGAAGATGGATCCAGGCAGTATAAGTTTGTTTGGGTTGAGTTGCCAAAGAAAAATGGCAAATCAGGCCTTGGGAGTGGCACTGCTCTTTATCATTTATTTGCAGATGGCGAAATGAATGGTGAGATTTACAGTTGCGCAGCTGAAAAGAAGCAAGCGGGTATTATCTTTGATGGCGCATTGGCTATGCTGCGGATGGTCCCGGCTCTCGAAAAACGAGCAAAGATTTTGGCGTCTACCAAAACGATTATCGACAAGCAGACCGGCACAACTTACATGGTGATGTCGGCCGAAGCTTATTCAAAGCATGGCTTTAAGCCCTCAGCAGTTATCTTTGACGAAATACACGCACAACCCAATAGAAAGCTTTGGGATGTGATGACGCACAGCACTGGTGCAACGCGGTTCCAACCAATTTGGTGGAATTTTACGACTGCTGGCGAAGATCCTGACCGGGTGTCTATTGGTTGGGAGTTACATGACTATGCTGAGAAGGTTGCCGCCGGCGATATTATCGATCCTGAATGGTATGTCGCCATTTATAGCTATGAAGGCGATGACATTTATAACGAGGAAAACTGGTTTATGGCCAATCCAAGTCTGGGTCCTGTAAAGAGCCTGGATGACATGCGGGGAACAGCAAACCGGGCAAAGAACAGCAAGGATGTTGAAAAGAATTTCCGCTGGCTGGACCTGAACCAGTGGGTTACCTCAAAGCTTTCAAGCTGGATTCCCCGACATGTTTATGATGAAACTGAAAAGGATATCCCGGATGAAGCATTGCTTGGCATGAAAGTTTATCTCGGCCAGGACGCTTCAACAACAACTGACCTTTCATCTGTGGTCCGATTGTTTCCGCCACAGCCTGGCTTGGATCATTGGCATGTGAAGCAGGACAGCTGGATCCCGCGCGAAAGTATGGAAGAACGCATCCGAAGCGATAAAATCCCCTACAACCGGTTTGCTAAAAGTGGTCATGTGCATGTCACGGACGGCAATACAATTGACCATTTCGCCATCCTAGAAAAGACAATCGAATATGCACGCGATTATGTGGTTGTAGAGTTGGTTTCTGATCCGGCTTTCGCAGTGATGTTGATGCAAGCGCAGATGGATGCCGGCATCAACGTTGTTCAGCAGCCTTCCACTTTTGCCATCATGACTGACCCCATCAATGAGGTTGAGCGATTGATGCGAAATGGTGAGTTGACGCATGATAAAGATCCTTTGCTGCAGTGGTGCTTCGGGAATGCTTCGATTGCTTCGAATGGTTCTGGTTTGCGCAAGTTGGTGAAAGAAACGCGCGGCAAGCAGGTCATCCGAACGAAAAGAATTGACCCGGTTATGGCCTTGGTTTTGGCGATGGCGCGGGCAAGGTTCTTTGTTTCTCAAAAGGATATTAATGAGCAGATTAAAGCTGAAGGATGGGGGATGTGATCGTGATGAGGCAAAAGTTATCAAAAGACAAAGCGGAAAAGACCCACACCCCTACCCCTAATGCCTCGGAAAAGCGCCTCGGCACGCAAGCAGTCCCTGGAGAGGGCAAAAGGGGGCGAAGAGCGCAAGCAGTCCCTGGAGAGGGTGAAGGAAGTGAGCGGTCTGTGGTGAGGTTGGCGAATACGCCAGCGGAATTGGCTTGGTGTTTATGAGTTTTATTGAGACGGTAAGGAATTATTTTGCGCCGGTGGTGAAGGACAAGGTCCAGGAGCCGGTGCCGGCGGTGTTGAGACCAGGCGATGGCGGCCAGTCGGTCTATTATTTGGGTTTTGGTGGCTTGGAGCATTTCAATATCACGGTGGATACAGCCAGGAAGCTTTCGACTGTTTACCGGTGTATGAACGTGATTTCGGACGATATCGCTTCGTTGCCGTTTCAAGCGTTCCTACGCCTGAAACGGGGTTCTGACCGGGTGAAACCGGACGGTAAGTTGCGGAATATCGCGTATTTGCTTGAAATCCAACCCAATCGATGGTTGACGCCATTCCTGTTCAAAAAGGGCTTGATTTTAGACCTTTTGAGCCACGGCAATGCTTATGTGTGGAAGCCGATTTCAGCGAGCCCGGAGCTGTTTCCGCTGGAGCCAAAGCGGGTAAGACCGCAATTTGATAAAGCCGGCGAAAGGGTTTATCTGGTGCAGTTTGAAAATGGGATGGAAAAGGTGATCCCGGACGCGGAGATGCTGCATGTGATGATCAATCCGGATAAAAAGCGGATGATTGGGCGTAGTGTGTTGGGTTTTGCGGCGGAAACGCTTGACCGCCAATTGAACGCCAACAGGACGCGCAGCCAAATCCAGGGGAATGGGCTTTTGCCGACTGCGGCGCTTAGGTTGAACGGTGAACTGGACCCGGAAGCGCGAGCGCGTGTGAAGCAGTCCTATATCGATGCTGCGGAAGGTGGCGTGGTGGTGATGGATAACAAGATTACCAGTTTTGAGCACCTAACCATGAAAGCAACGGATGTGCAGTTCCTGGAGTCGATCCAAGCGACTGAAAAAGAGATTGCTAATTTCTTCGGGGTTCCGGAATACAAGCTTAATTTAGGGAAGCAGTCGTATCAATCGAATGAGCAGCAACAGTTGGATTATTTAGGCACGACTATCAACCCTTATTTGGTGCAAATCGAGCAAGCGGCGCGCTTGAAGTGGCTGAATTTTGCTGATCAGGCGGATAAGTTTTTCAGGTTCGAACGGAAAGCGCTTTTGCAGATTGATAGTAAGACGCAGGCGGAGTTTATCAACACGAAGATTATGAGCGGTATTTATAGCCCGAACGAAGCCAGGGCGATTGATGATTTGACGCCTTATGAAGGTGGCGATGAGCGTTATATCCAGAGCAGTATGGCGGAAATTAGGCCAGAGGGTTTGAGGATTGCTGTGAGGAAAGATGATGGGAACGAGTAAGGTGATTGGTTTAGTTCGGGACCGAGAGATCGGCAGTTCAAATCCGGTGAAACAGGATAAAAAGACCCACCCCCTTAGTCCCCCTACCCTGGAGGGGGCTAAAAAGAGTGAAGGAGTTTTGATGAAAGATGTAAAGAGAGTGTTGCCTGGGAATGCGAAGCCGTTTGAGCGGTTTTGGCGCGTGGTTGATGCCGCCGATAGCGAAAGCGGTGAAAGTGAGCTGTGGTTTTATGGGTTCATTTCGGAGTATTCCTGGGACCAGGACGATATCACGCCGGGTTTGATGCGTGAGGATTTGGAGCGGTTTGGTGGTAAGCCAATCACGTTACGAATCCATTCGGCAGGTGGTGAGGTTTTTGCGGCCTCCGCTATTCGGTCGATGTTGATGGCTTACCCCGGCTATGTGACTGCCAGAATTGAAGGTTTGTGTGCCAGCGCGGCGACTTATGTGGCGATGGCCGCGGATAAGGTTTTGATGCAGGATAGCGCGTTTTTTATGGTGCATGACCCCTGGACGATCGCTTTGGGCGGCATCAAAGAGCTTAGCCAGGTTGTGAAAATGCTTAAGGCTTTGAAGAAAGGGATTGTTGAGACTTATCAGAACAAGACGGATTTGGGTGCTGATGTATTAGCAAAGATGATGGAAGATGAAACCTGGATGAGTGCGCAAAAGGCGTTGGAGCTGGGTTTTGTGGATGAGGTGATCACGGAGCGCAGCGCTTCGGTGCAATTTGAGGAATTGGCGCGGGCAGCGAATTTGGCGGTTGTGAATGCTTTGCCTGATTTCGCTAAGGTTCCTGAGGTGATTCGGGATGCATATAGCGGGATTTCTAAAGGATTAAAAGACCCACACCCCTCCCCCTCTCCCACCGCTCCGCTGGAGAGGGCTAAGGATGCCCACAGTGAGGATGATGGCCATCCCGAGGCCCTACGGGTCCGGGACTCAGGCACCTGCACGATCGATAGTGTTCATGGCGAGGACGCCATGAACGAACAAGTGGAAACGCATGGTGAAAGTGCGCATGGCGAGGACGCCATGCGCCAGGTAGTAATAAGTGATGAACGCGTGGAAAGGTTGCGCGAGAAGATTAAAGACATAAAAAATCAGTTTAGACCATATGGCAGCCTCGAAACCTGCGGTTCCGAGGTAATAAGGGACGCAATATGGGAACAGAAAACAATGAAAGCAAAAACAATAAAAAGTAACAAAAAGGATAGTGATAAGGAGTGAATGATGAGGTTTAAGAGTGCTTACGACCGGGCGCAGAAATGTGTCGATGTGGTCAATGAGAAAGCCCAAGAGATTGAAGTGCTGTTGGGGTCGGAAGATGAAGAGGATGTGCAAAAGGCTTTGGAAATGGAAGCAGCATTGGACGCAGCAAAAGAAGAAGCTGAAAAGGCATTGGCTCTTTATGAGAAATTGGTGGGCAGTGATGCCTTTGTGGGCGATGCTGCCAAGTTGTTTGTGCCGGTATCGGATGAAGCCGCGAAACAAGCTGGCGAGGTAGATAAGGTGACACGTGAGATGTGGGAAGCGATGACACCGGAAGAACGATCCGCTTTTTCTTTGAAGGGCGGTCAAGTAGTTAAGGATTTGGAGGATTAAGAAATGGCAAGTTTAGAAATTTTATACCCCACTATTCAGGTTGCTTTCGCGGAGGCGACCAAGGGTTTGGCGGCATTTGTTGGCCACACGGCCACGGATGGCAGTTTGGCAGAGCGGGCCGCGCTGGGTCAAAAGATTCAATGGATGGCTGCGAAGGTTGGCGTTCCTGGTGATTCGGTGCCGGGGGCAACTGGACCACGCACGGAAGCGTTGGAAGCGGTTGACAATTTCATGACGATTGAAAAGGTGCGCAATGTGCCGATCACGATCACGGGTGATCAGTACAAAGGTATGGCTGGGAACATCTACCCTTTGATTAAGGACGCTATCACCAAAGCAATTCGCAAGCTGGTGGATGAAGCGGATGATTTTATGGCAAGGAAGGTGCTGGAAGGGGCTTCGCTAGTATTAAGGCCTAATTTTGGCAATATAGCGGCTTTTCCTGAGCTGACTAAATCATATGGTCTTAACAAACTTCAGCCGGCTGGCATAACCGATGTGGTGCTTAATGCGGATGCTTTGCTGGCCTTGCAAAGTACAGAACACTATAACAACGCGTCCAAATACGGCACGGATGAGCTGATCCGGCGAGGTCGTTTTGCGGATATTCACGGCTATAAAATCGGTTCAAAGCCTGTCTTGCCGACGTTAGAGGCGTCAACTGCGACTGGTTACACCCTGGATGGTGATCATGCTGCCGGCGCAACCGAAATTAAGGTGACGGGTGGCACAGGCGAATTTAAGCTAGGCACTTTTGTGAGCATTGTGCTTGGAGATACTGAATCTGTCGCATTTGGCGTTGTGAAAGAAGCTTTAAACGGACCAGGCATGCTTAAGGTGAACGGGCCTGGACTGGAAAAAGATGTCACTGGTGGAAAAACCATATCTATTACTATTCAAGAGCCCCAAGGTGTGGCGTATATGCCAGATCATGTGCGCTTTTTGGTGCGTCCACCTGCTGTGCCTGATGGTGGTGATGCGGCTGATGATTACCAATTGTTCGAAGATCCGATTTCAGGATTGGTGTTAGAGGTTGCTTTCTACAAGCAATACAGACAGCAAACTTTAGATGTGCGCTGGGCTTATGGCGCTTCTGTGGTGGATACGGCGACCGTGATCCGCGTTTAGTTCTTGGGAGGATTTGAGATGAGTGGTTATGTGAAGGTTACGAAGGCTGGACGGGTGCTGGAAGTGCACCCGGACAGCTTGAAGATGCATCTTGGCTTGGGATGGGTGCAGGTGCCGGATGATGGCAAGGTTGCGCGGTATTCGGAAGAGGATCTGCAGGCGCGCGTGGAAGAGGCGGTCAAGAAGGCTTTGGAAGCGGCGGGTGTTGGTGCGCACGGTGAGGATGGAAAAGATTTACAAGACCCACCCCCCTCACCCCCTCCCTCCGCTTCGCTGGAGGGGGCGGATGAAGCGCCAGATGAAGCGCGCGGTGAGACACCGGCGCAATCAAAAAAAGGTAAAGGGAAGTAGGTTGGGATGAGCATTTTGACAGCGGATGAGGCGGCGGCGGTTTTGCGGTGTGCGAGTGATGATCCGAAGCTTGCGGTGTTGTTGCCGCAGGTGGATGCTTATATCAAGCGCGCCACGGGCCGGGATTGGGCCAAGGATGAACCGGTGCATGAGGTTGCCAAGGCCGCTGCCAGAATGATGATAATTCGGGCTTTTGAGGATCCTGGGGCTTTGGTTTTGTCGGCGAATGCGATTAGCTTTTCGCTTCCGGCGGTTTTGTTGCAGTTGGAGGCGGAGGCGGCGGTGATGGGTGGTTGATGTGGTTGGAGCGTCCTGGTTGGCATGCTTTAAAGACCCACACCCCTACCCCTCTCCCAAGGAGAGGGCGAAAAGCGCATGGCGGGGACGCCATGCGCCAGGTAGTAAGAGGGACGCCATGCGGAACAGAGTAAAGGACGACAGTACGAGAGCGGTGAACGAAGATGATTTTGAACGGTAAGGTGGTTAATCCAGGTGAGATGAACACGCGGGTGGTTTTAAGGTCGAGGGCGTTGACCGAGGATGCTGGCGGGTTTGTGGTGCCAGGTGGCGATAGGGAGATTGTTGCCTGGTGCAAGTGGGTTAATGCTCATGGCCGAGATGCTGAAGTTCTGGTTGCCGACACAGAGGGCGCGCGTGTTTTTGCGTCCTTGTTGATGCGATATTTGCCTGAAGTAGATGAGACCTGGGCGGTGGTTTATCGCGATAAGGTTTGGGAAATCCGATCGATTGACAACATCCGGGAACGTGATGAGTGGATGGAGATTAAGGTTTCCAGGACGGATGTTGGGTGATGGATTACAGAAAAGTAAAAGGATTAAAAGACCCACACCCCTACCCCTCTCCCTGGAGAGGGCGAAGCGCGCACGGTGAGACACCGGCGCAAACAAAAGTAGGTGTATATGGCGCTTAAGGCTAAGTTGACGATGCCGCCAACATTGGCGAAGATGATGGATGACCTGGCGGCCTTGGAGGCATCTGGTGTTGATGCGGCGGCGCGTGAGATGTTGGACGCTGGCGCGGATGTGATGCTTGAGGGCATGGATAAGCGGGTGCCGGTGGATAAGGGTGATCTTAAGGCGCATTTGAGCCGCGGGCCGGTTGAGCAGGATGGGAATGTTCATTCTGTTGAGGTTGGTTTGCGGGATGCGCCGAAAAAGATTGTGGTTTATGGGACAGTGCAGGAGTATGGTTCGGCGAGTGTGCCGGCGCAGTCTTACATTCGTGAGACGATCGCGAAGGATAAGGGCAAGATTTATCGCGCGATGCGGGATGTGTTGAAGAGGATATTTGGATGATGGGTTTTCGTTTGTCAAGACGTGAGGATAAAAAGACCCACACCGACAAAAGAAGTCGGTGCGCAAGCAGCATCGACAAAAGAAGTCGGTGCGCAAGCAGCATCGACAAAAGCACTCGGGACGCAAGCAGCCCCCTTAGTCCCCAATGCCTCGGAAAAGCGCCTCGGCACGCAAGCAGTACTCCGAAAAGACCCACCCCCTCAATCCCCCTCCCTGGAGGGGGCGAAGCGTGCAAGCAGTTCCCTGGAGGGGGCGAATACGGAGCGCGAGCAGTCCCTGGAGTTTGTGCGCATGGCGGGCGCAGACAAAAGCGGTCTGCACGCAAGCAGCGCCATGCGGAACGGATTAAGGAATTCGCAGGGCGAGACGCCTGCGCGACGGATAATGTTCATGGCGAGGATCCCGAAGCCCTTCGTGGTCGGGACAGGTGCGCCATGCGGAACAGAGTAAAGGGCGCCATGTGGAATGGTGTGAGTAGATGATGACGATTTGGGCGAGGGTGAAGGCGGCGTTGAGTGGCTTGGGGTTGCCGGTGGGCAATATCAGGCTATTTTTGGCATCTGATAATCCTTTGCCAGAACGGTATTTGACCTATCAGGTGATCGTGGCCGTGCCTGAAAATCATGTTGACGATAAGGAGGTGATCCGCTCTTATTTGGTCCAGATTAATGCCTGGTCTAAAGATGGGTTTGAACGCTTCCCGGATGTGGAAGGTGCCATGCGTGAGGCTGGGTTTTATTACCAAACATCGCGTGATATGGCGTTTGAGGAAAAGACCGGCCATTATGGCCAGTCAATGGATTTTAGATATTACGAAAATAAGGAGTAAAGAAAAATGGCGGATATTAATCCCGGTGAATACAAGTCCAGCATTGGTTTGGACAAGGTCCATATTGCAGAGGTAACGAAAGATGATGCAAGTGGATACAACTCAGGTGAACCTGAATATTTTGCGCCTGTGGCAAAGGCAAGCGCGAAAACCCCAACTGCGAGCAAAACGCAGTATGCCGATGACGGTGCTTATGACACGGTCAGTTCGGAAAGTGAAACAACCCTGGAAATTGAAGTGACAGGCTTGCCGCTGTCGTTGATTGCTAAAACGCTGGGCAAGACATACAACGCGACAAATGGCATGTATATCCACGGCAGTGGAACAGCTGCACCAGATTACGCGCTTTCTTTCAGAAGCAAAAAGAGCAACGGTAAATACAGATATATCCAGTATCTGAAGGGCAAGTTTTCTATGTCGGATGAGGAGTTTAAGACTTTGGAAGAGAGCCCTGAACCCATTACCGCAAAGATGACTTACACGGCAATTCAGACGATTTATGAATTTTCGACCGCAGGCGGTAAGAAAGAGCGGGTGAAATACACCAAGGTTGATGAGGATGTGGCGGCATCGGCGGCTTTGGCGGCCGGGTGGTTTACGCAGGTGAATGTGCCGGCGACTGTTGGACCCTAATGGGAGGCGATATGGCTAAATGGGCAATTGAGCTTAAGTTTTACAACAAAGAGCAGGAGGTAGAGAAGACTTACAGTCGGTCTTTTGTGCCTTTTCGGGTTTTGAAAAGTGCGGTTAAGTTGCAGGAGCTGATGGCTTTGAAGGATGACCTGAGCGCTTTTGACGAGAACGCGGTGAACAATCTGGCGGATTTCGTGGTGGATTTCTATGGACACGAATTTACGCGGGACGAATTGTGGGATAAGACCGAAGTGTCTGAAGTTCTGACGGTGATTGAGGAAATTGCAGCCAGGGTAAAAGGTTCTGGCGCGCCGGACCCTACGATCCCGGCTTAAAGCCGGGGGCTTCTAAGGCTGTGGATACCAGGAGCACGCTGGAGGTGCTTTTGGATATAGAGTTTGATTTGATTACAAAGTTTGGCTGGTCGCTGGTGGATATCGATGCCACGGATTGTGTGAGTTTGTTTGACATGATGCGGCGGGTGAGCCAGCGACAAAGGCCAAGGGATGTGTTTGCTGAGGATGTGGCGTGGTAGGGCTTTGGGATGAGAAAGAAATACGCAAAAGAAAAAGGCAAAGGACCCACACCCCTACCCCTCTCCCTGGAGAGGGCGAAGCGCGCAAGCAGCGCCATGCGAAACAGGTTGGGCACCATGCGGAACGGGATGACAAAAGAGATAAAGAGTAAAAGACCCACACCGACAAAAGAAGTCGGTGCGCAAGCAGCCCCCTTAGTCCCCACCTCCTCGGAAAAGCGCCTCGGAGCGCAAGCGTCCCAGGAGTTGGTGCGCATGGCGAGGACGCCATGCGCCAGGTAGCACGGTGAAGGTGCGCACGGTGAGACACCGGCGCGATCAGATATGGGTGAAGCACGCAAGCAGTCCCTGGAGGGGTCAAAGTGAGGAAAGACCCACCCCCTTTAATCCCCCTCCCAAGGAGGGGGGGAATTCGGTGTGCAAGCAAAAGAAGGTTGAAAGATGGCGGATGAAAATCTAAACACCAAGATGTCGATGGACACCACGGATTTTAAGACGGGTGTTCGGGATGCTAATCGAGAATTACGCTTGCTTGAAAGTGGCTTTAAGGCTTCGGTGGCCAGTCTTGGCGACTGGGGGAAGTCATCCGAGGGTTTGACGCAGCGCATGAGTACTTTGTCCCAACAAATGGACGTGCAAGCCCGCAAGGTCAAGTCTGTTGAAGAGGAATATAAGCGCGTGGCGAAGGAAAAAGGGGAAAATAGCCGCGCAGCCCAAGAACTGCAGTTCCAACTTAATCGGGAAACGCAAAAGCTTGGGGAAATGGGACTGGAACTTGACCGTACCGAAAAAGCCCTGTATGAGATGGGGCAAGAATCGGGTAAGACGGCTAAAGAAAGCAAGAAGGTTGGCGAGGAAGCCAAGAAAGCTGAAAAGGACGTTAAGCCTTTTGGAGATCGATTAAAGGATCTGGGTAAGGGTGTTGCCGGCGCATTGGGCGCGGTAGGCAATGCGATTACCAGTGTGGCTAAAAAGGCGGCCGCCGCTGTGGGTATGATGGTGGCCGGCGCGGCTGGTGGCGTTGTGGCGTTAAGTCGGGCGGTCATCCGTGAATATGGTGAGTTGGAGCAGAACCTGGGTGGTTCTGAGGCGGTTTTCCAAGAGCATGCCACACGAATGCAGCAGATTGGCGAGGACGCGTATCGCAATATGGGTGTATCGCAGTCGCAATACCTGGCGACTGCAAATAAGATGGGGGCTTTGTTTCAAGGTTCGGGGATTGAGATTGAGCGTTCGGCGGACTTGACGGCAAGAGCTTTGCAGCGCGCGGCGGATATGGCGTCTGTGATGGGCATTGACATGCAGATGGCTTTGGACTCCGTGGCGGGTGCAGCCAAGGGCAATTTCACCATGATGGACAATCTGGGCGTGGCGATGAATGCCACAAATATCGAAGCCTACGCGGTTGGTAAAGGGCTGGATTTTGTTTGGTCTAAGGCGTCGCAAGCTGAAAAAGCTGAAATGGCCATGCAGATGTTCTTTGAAAATACGGAACAGTATGCCGGTAACTTTGCGCGTGAAGCGACTACGACCGTTACCGGTGCGATGGGTCTTTTCAGGGCAGCTTTGAGTTCGTTTTTGGGCGGCCTGGGTAATGCCAATGCGGACATGGGCAATTTGACCAAGAATTTGGTTGATTCGATCCAGGCAGTGGTGACCAACGTGGTACCCGTGTTGGAAAATATGCTTGGTGTGTTGCCAGAGGTGACCGGCGCGGTATTAGGCGGCCTAGCGACTTTAGCGCCATCTTTGTTGCCTGTTTTGGGCGATTTGTTCAGTCAAGTTTTTGATGTGCTGGTGGGACTGTTGCCAGAGTTGATCCCGGTTGGTGTGCAGATGGTAGGGACGATTCTGGACGGCGTTGTAAAAGCGATGCCGCAATTGGTGCAGGCGTTTTTAGCGGTGATCAGTCAGATGGTGGGTGCTTTTAAGGCTTTATTGCCGGTGCTGATCCCGGCGGGTGTTGAACTTATTGTGATGATTATTTCTGGGATCATCGAGGCTTTGCCACAACTGATTGAGGCGGGGATCATGATTGCCGAGGGTTTGGTGGATGCGATTGAGCAGCTGGCACCGATGTTGATTGAGGCGGCGCCCAAGTTGATTATGAGCCTGGTGAATGGGCTGTTGCGGATGTTACCGCGCCTGGTGCAAGTGGGCATGTCGATATTGTTGGCGGTGGTGGCTGGATTGGGCCAGTTGTTGCCGCAGATGATCCCGGCGGCGGTGCAGATGATTGTAACGCTCATCCGGGGGATTACACAGGCCTTGCCGCAACTGATGGCGATGATAACAACGATCATCCCGGAGGTTGTGCTTGTTTTGATTGAGAATTTGCCTTTGTTGATTGACGCGGCTTTGGAATTGATTGTGGTCCTGGTTCAGGGACTGGTCGACAACTTGCCGGTTTTGATTGAGTATATCCCCGAAATTGTGGCGGCCATATTTGTTGCGATAGTCGAAGCCTTGCCAATGATATTAGAGGCGGCCGGTGAGATTATTGTTAGTTTGGTGAATGGCTTGGTAGACAACTGGCCAAAGATTGTGGCAAGTGGCAAGGAGCTGCTAGGAAAGATCGTGGAAGGCATTAAGGCGGTGCTGATAACCGCCTGGACATCCGGTAAGGATGTGTTGGGCAAGGTGGTTGAAGGTGTAAAGGCCAGTTTGACAACGGCTTGGTCGGCAGGCAAGGAACTGCTGGGTAAGGTTGTTGATGGCATTAAGAGCGGCTTTACTACGGCCTGGACGGCTGGTAAGGATCTGTTGGCCAAGGTTGGCGAAGGCATTTCAAGCAGCCTGGGAACTATTTTGGATTATGGCAAGGACATTGTTAGCAATATCTGGGATGGGATTGTTGGCAACTGGGATTGGTTAGTGAGCAAGCTAAAGTTCAAGTTCTCTGAATTCTTTGCCTCTATTTTTGGTGGCGGAAAGAATAGTGGCAGCACCACAGGACCGGGTGGCGTCGGCCGTGAAAGCGTTGAGCCGATTCCAGAGGGTCTCGCGGAACCAAGCGGGCTTTTGGCGAATGTTAAGTCGGGCATGGCACAAATTGAACAGGATTTGCGCGCCAATATTAGCGCGGTGATGCCGGCGATGTCTTTCGGTTTTTCGCCGCAGTTTGTGATGTCTGGCGTGCCGGCTGGGGTTGGGACTAGCGCGGTGGTTGAGCCAAGAGAGGATTTGCGGCCGGTGACGATTGTGGTTTCGCCGACTACGCAGATTGATGAGATGTTGCTGGCGCGGCGGGTGGCGAAGTTGATTGGAAAGGGACGGTGA